GAGAATTATGCCTGGCAGAGGGAGAATAGAGGGATTATTGTGAAATTAGAGGAGTTGAAAAAGGGTTATGGGGCAGGCTAATTGCGTTGTTGATATTGTTGACAAATATGCTGTTATTGATGAGAGGGATATTGATATAGGCGCGGATTTATTTCTGGGCAGGGAGTTTTATAGACCTATGCCTAAAAATAGTTATCATCAGATGATGAGGGCGTGGAAACCGGAATATCTGCACTTTAAGACAAGGAATAATGTCATTTTACAGTTTCGCATTGGTGAGTTTAGAAGCAAAACGTGTGTTATTTATACAGATACTAATAATAACACTTGGTATTTTTTCAAAGGTAAAGAAGCCGGCTATGCACGGACTATTACTAATTCCAACATCAACAGAAAGTGTTATCGACAGAGGATTGAGTATTTAGAGGGGATGTGGCGCGATTTTAGGGTTACGGTACGCTCTGAAAAATTGAATTTTCCTGTGGAAGAGATAAATAAAATAACAGATGTTTTGTATAAAAGGAGGGAGTTGTATGCGGATAGATCCTGAAGTTATGCCAGATGAGGGCACACAGGCGGCAGAGGTAGTCGAGTTATCTTCTATGCTCACCCACGATGGTCAAAGACTTTCACCTAAGCAGGACAGGTTTATAACACTCTATATCAAGTATTCAGATGAGGCACAGGCTGCCAGGGAAGCAGGTTATACTCTTCGTCCTAATATTAAGAATGTAGATTTAGCCTATAAAAATCTCGGTAAGAAACTGCTCAAAGAAAATGCTGATGAGATTGCCTGGAGAATGGAACAGTGGAGGCTTAAACAGATAGCAGACACTACTGAAATCCTTACTTATTTTACTAAGGTGATGCGGGGCGAGATTAAAGACCAGTTTGATTTAGATGCCACTATTGCTGACAGAACCGTAGCGGCCAAAGAGCTTTATAAGAGGCTACATGAGAAAGAGCTTGAAGAGACAGGTGCGCTTGCTGGTGTCAATGCCAAAGAGATTAGACTTGTGTTAAAGAGGGATTGATGGAAGAAGAACTGGTACTTAATGTAAGGGATGTAGTAGCTCCTGTATATGATGAATTAATGGACGATGTATTAGAGCATAAGCACGTCCATTATGTTTTGAAAGGTGGTAGAGGAAGTGCTAAATCTTCTTTTATATCTGAAATGATTCCTCTATTGCTTATTCAGAACCCCAATGTACACGCCATTGTTTTCAGAAAAGTCGGTAATACTATAAAGAATAGTGTGTGGTCACAGGTAGTTTGGGGCATAGATGCTTGGGATTTGAGAGATTATTTTCAGATACCTAAGACTATAGCTAATCCTATAGTGTATAAGCCTACAGGACAGCAGATATTGTTTATGGGTCTCGATGATCCCAATAAAGTGAAGTCTGTAAAGCTACCGTTTGGCTATATAGGCATTACTTGGTTCGAGGAACTTGACCAATTTGTGGGTGAGAAAGAAATAAGAAAGGTGTTGCAGTCCACTATGCGTGGAGGCTCGATATTTTGGGATTTTCGCTCGTTCAACCCACCTATAAGCAATCTTAATTGGGCTAATCAGTATGCTACAGATGCTATGAGTAGAGTCAACACGGTAGTTAAGACTACAAATTATCGTGATATACCCGATAATTGGCTTGGTCAAGCATTTATAGATGAAGCTGAGGATTTGAAAGACACTAACCCTAAAGCCTATGAACACGAGTATTTAGGCATACCTGTAGGAACAGGAGGAAATGTCTTTGAGAATGTTGAACCTCTATATATGAGTGATGAGTTTATCAGTAATTTTGAGTGGATATTCAATGGCATAGATTGGGGCTGGTACCCGGATCCTTTCGCTTTTAATAAAATAGCAGTTGATATTTCTCGGCGTAATATCTATATTTATGCAGAGTTTCACGCAAATAAATTGTCTAACCGCCAAACTTATGATAAACTATATAATGAATTAAAGGCATACGGGAATGTGCCTATGATGAAGCCTGACGAGATAGTTACGGCAGATAGTGCAGAACCTAAATCTGTGTCTGATTATAAGTCTTACGGTGGATATGGGTGCAGACCTGCTAAAAAGGGTCCTGACAGCATACAGTATTCAATGAAATGGCTACAATCATTGAATCATATCTATATCGACCCCGTTAGATGTCCCGAAACATTCAAAGAATTTGTGGAATATGAGTATGAAAGAGATAAAGACGATGAGGTAATTAGTGGCTATCCTGACGCTAATAACCATCATATAGATGCCTGCAGATATGGATTAGAACGTTACTGGTCAAGGAGAGGTAATTAACTATGTCATTGTGGAGTAATTTCGTAGGGAGGATAAAATCAATGTTAGGATTAGACGCCGTAGAAAGAGTTATAGCGGTAAAACCCGCAATTTCATCTGAAATGATAAATCAGATTCAGTTATGGTCAAGGATGTATGAAGGAAGAGCATCTTGGTTAAGGGAGCCTACTCCCGATAATCCTGTAAGAGTGGTTTCACTCGGATTACCGTCTCTTATAGCAAGTGAGAAAGCCCGACTTGCTACATTAGAGATGGAAAGTGAAATTACCCCTCCTATGAAAGATGTTGAAAAAGAGAATCCTGATTATGTACCGCCTGGCATAGATGAATTTGGCAATCCTACTATGGGACAAGGTGAAATGACAATTACAGAGCCTGAGCCAGATGGACCTACTGAGAGAGCAGACTTTCTTAATAAGCAGTATAAGAAGCTGAAAAAGCATATCCGTAGACAGCTCGAATACGGCATAGCTAAGGGTGGATTAGTAATAAAACCATATGTTATTGTATATGATGAAGGCTCTACTGAGACTTCCGATGAAGATGAGGATAATGAGAGGCTTTCTTCCGAAAAAGAGCTTCCTAAATACGAGATTGAGTTCGATTTTGTCCAGGCAGACAGATTTTATCCGCTTTCTTTCGATAATAATGGCAGAATTACAGAAGCCGCATTTGTACAGACAAAAGTGGACAAAGATAAGATATACACCAGACTTGAACATCATAAATTAGAGGGCAGACGGGTAACTGTTAAGAATTATGCATTTGTTACCAACAATAATGATGCATCAAGACAGTATATTAGTGACCACGGTGACTTCGGTAAGCCTTGTAAGCTGTCAGAAGTAGCAGATTGGGCTAATATGGCTGAGGAAGTCGTTGTAGATAATGTCGATAGGCCACTTTTCGCATACTTCAAGATGCCTGAAGCAAATACGATAGATCCTTATTCCCCACTTGGTGTCTCAGGTTATAGTAGAGCTGTTTCACTAATACGAGATGCGGATGAACAGTATTCCCGTATGCTTTGGGAGTTTGAAGGTGGCGAATTGGCGATAGATGTAGATAGGGACGCATTGAAAATACAAGAAATAGCGAATCAGCAACATCAGACAGTTATGCCGGCTAAACAGGAGAGACTTTTTAGAAAAGTCGATTTGAATAATGAAGAAACATATAATGTATTCGCTCCGGCTCTTAGGGACGCCTCTATAGCTAATGGATTGAACATTATCTTGTCGAGAATAGAAGATGCTTGTGGATTAAGTAAAGGCACTCTCTCAGAGCAGTCCTTCCAAGAGATGAGAACTGCCACTGAATTAAAAATGCTCAAACAAAGAAGCTATGCCACTAATAGGGATACCCAAATGGCATTAGAGGATGCTTTGCGTGATGCCATCTACATATCAGATGTATATTGTACATTATATGATATCACCCCTCCCGGTGAGTATGAGATATCATTTGAGTGGGACGATTCTCTCATAACTGATATGGAATCAGAGGTAGAGACCAGAATGAAGATGGCAGAAGCTGGAATTACCTCAAAAGTCGAGATTAGAATGTGGTATTTTGGTGAAACAGAGAATCAGGCAAAAGCCGCACTTCAAAAGATAGATGATGAAAAGAAACACTCTATGGAAATAAATATAGAGTCGCAGGCACAGCTCGGACAGCTTGGACAGGGTAAAGATTTTTCGGGTGATAATAATAACCCAATGTCAAAATCAGATAAAGTTGTGACTAATCCTAAAAAGCAGACAGCGGCCTCAAATAACCAATAAAAACGCTTGATATCTTTCAGTATATATACTATAATACATTTAGGTAGTTTGGTGTTGACTTTGCTCATCATCTTACAAACCTCCTAATACACCGGGGTTCGTAGTCAGCTTCGGGCCCCGGTCAAAGAGATAATCTTGCCTATAGGGCATTATTATAAAATACGTCAATGCGGTGCGACATTTAACCATCCGTACATTCCAGTGCTGAAAGTGACAGCACATTTAATCAAAAACTGATAACAGAATGTTAAAGGAGGAAGAACAATGAATGTAAAAGAGATTTTTGACAAGGCTACGAGTGAAAACAAAGCCCTTACTTGGGAAGAGTTCAATAAACTCGCAACCGAAAGCAAAGCAAAGTTTACAGACCTTGCAGAGGGCAAGTATGTAGACAGACAGAAGTATGAGGATGATTTAGCTAAAAAGGATGTTGAAATAAGCACCTTGAATGAAACCATCACATCTCGTACAAATGATATGACAACCTTGCAGGAACAGCTTAAAAATGCGGGTAATGATGCAGGTAAGCTCGAGGAGCTAACGACTAATCTAACCGCACTACAGTCCAAATATGATGCTGATACTAAGTCATTACAGGACAAGCTAAATGCACAGGCATATGAATTTGCAGTTAGGGACTTTGCAAACGGTCAGAAATTTTCAAGTGCGGCCGCAAAAAGGGATTTTGAACGGTCGATGCTACAGAAAAATCTTCCGATGGAAAACGGCAGTATAATGGGTGCCAATGATTACATAAAAGCATACCAGAAAGAGAATAAGGATGCTTTTGTAATAGATACTCCGCCTGCCCCTGCCGCAGATCCTAAACCTCAGTTTGCAGGTTCAGCTACAGGAGCTAAAACAGGCGGACCTAAAATGTCATTGTCGGAAATGATGGCGGCTAAGAATGAGAATCCAGACTTCGTTATCAGTTTCGACCAGTAAGTTAGAAGGAGGAAAATAAAATGCCACAGTTTGATGCAAAAATCTTTAATGGCGAAGTTTTTCAGAAGTATGTAGACAGGGTTCCGAATCTTCATCTTAATACCCTTATTAAATCTGGTGCAATTACACCGAGACAGGATCTCGCAGGTGCTATGGCAGACCAGGTTGGAGGTAACTATCTTACCACCCCGCTGAAAGGTCTTATAAACCACACCGTACCCCTTAACTATGATGGTGTTACGAATATCACATCCGATACGACACAGACCTACAGCCATTCGAGGGTTGTTGTTGGTCGTGCGGCCGCTTGGACAGAGAAAGACTTCTCGTATGATATCACCGGTGGAGTTGACTTCATGCAGAATGTTGCAGAGCAGGTTGCTGAATATTGGGATGAAAAGAATCAGGAGATACTGATTGCGATCCTTAATGGACTGTTTGATATGACAGCCGTTGGATCTTCACAGGCTGCCGCTAATTTCGTAGAGGCTCATACTCACGATGTATCGTCTATTACCAATAGCGAGGGCGTTCTTGGATATATGGATGCTACTACCCTTAACACCGCTATGCAGAAAGCACTCGGTGATAATAAGAGTAAGTTTAGCCTTGCTCTTATGCATTCCGCAGTCGCTACTCACCTTGAGAACCTTAAGGTGCTCGTATATCTGAAATATAACGATGCAAACGGTATTGAGAGAGACCTCAACATCGGTACTCTTAATGGACGTATGGTACTCGTTGATGATGATATGCCTACGATTACCGTCGGCTCTGGTACATCAGCTACAAAGAAGTATGTAACTTATATCTTCGGACAGGGTGCTATTGAGTACACTAACTGCGGAGCTAAAGTTCCCGCTGAAATGGCAAGAGATGCGGCTACTAACGGTGGACAGGATACCCTGTATAGTCGCGAGAGAAAGTGTTGGGCACCTTATGGTATCAGCTTTACAGGTATCAACAAGATTTCCACGCTTTCACCTACAAATTCAGACCTTTCAACTGGTTCCAACTGGGATCTTGTTAATACGGGTGGATCATCCAACATAAAGTACATTGAGCATAGGGCTATTCCGATTGCAAGAATAATGTCACTCGGATGATGATAGAAGGGAGGCCGTCTGATGTACCTCGATTATGATACTTATGTTGAATATGGTGGTACATTAGACGAAACCACCTTTGAAGATTTAGAGTTTGATGCTGAATCCACTGTTAATTGGTACACATTTAATAGGCTGAAAAGGGATGAGTGGGAAGATGCTCGGTACAGCGTAGAATTGAAGAGGTGTATGTATCAGTTAATACGCTATAAGCAGATGGAGAATGAGTTGCTATCAGCGAGTACTGGCGGAGCTGGATTTGGTGTTGGATGGACAAAAGAGGCAGGCATAACCAGAGAATCAAATGATGGAGTGACAACTACATACAATACTTTGAGTTCTGGTGAATTAATGGCTCAATTCAATGGTGCTAAATCTAAAGAAGATATTATGTACCGATATCTAAACGGGATAATGAATGAGTTAGGAAGAAGTCTGCTGTATAGAGGGATTTACCCGGGAGAATAGTATGCTTGGATACATCTTTATGGTTGAGAATACAACCAACAATAAAAAGTATATAGGCAAATATCTCTCAGTATTGTTTGATAGGCATTACTTTGGTGATAA